CGCTACTATACTTGAATCACTTCCTGGATATGTAAGTCAGCCTGGTGATGGTGGAAATGACCAATTCAGCATGGGTATCTCTAAGATAGGTCAAGCTGCTGGTCGTTACACAGTCTATAAGAACCCTTACATGACTGAAAATTCAATCTTGGTTGGATTTAGAGGTAGTAATTTCTTAGAAACTGGTGCTGTTTATAGTCCTTATGTACCGTTAATTACAACTCCATTGGTGTATGATCCATCTGATTTTACTCCAAGAAAAGGTGTGATGACTCGTTACGCTAAGAAGATGATCCGTCCAGAGTTTTATGGTTTGATTCATTGTAAGTCACTTGACTTAGTGTAAGTCTAATCATTAACTTGATACATAATAAAAGGGGGGAACTTAGTTTCCCCCTTTTGTTTTTAAAAAGGTTATATTTATAGGTAGGAGAATTACATTATGCCAAAATTAGATTACGCCTATACAGATCCGTCTGGTTCAACTCTTGTAACTGGTCAAACACCCTATGGAACATATGATAATGATTCCACTTTTCAAACTGATATTATTTCAGTAACCAAGTGGTGTGCTAAAAGACTTGGATTTCCTGTTTTGCAACTTGAAATACCAAGTGGTTCTATCTATGCTTGTTTTGAAGAAGCAGTAAATGAATACTCACAACACATCAACAATTACAATATCAAGAATTGGATGTGGGAACAATATGGTGAAAAGAGTAGAATAACAGGTTCATTAGGTACAGGTTCACTAGATCCTATTACACCATCACTTGGTCCTTCTATAACACTTTCCGATAAATACGGACAAGTTGTTGGGTTAAATGAAAACTATGATTTGAAAAAAGGATATATAACTTTATCTGGTTCAAAACAAGATTATGATTTACAAGAAGTTTGGGCTAATGTTAGTGAAAGTAGAAAAAGAATTGAAGTACATAGAGTATTCAACCACATGCCAGCTTCCGTATCGAGATTTTACGATCCATATGCTGGTACATTTGACCAAAGACAACTTCTTGACGCTTTTGGTTTTGGTAATGTTTCACCGGCAATATCATTTGTACTAAAACCAATATCTTATGATTTGGCTAGGGCAAATGCTATTGAAACATCTGATTTAGTAAGAAAGAGTGCTTACTCTTTTGAAATACATAATAATAACTTGAGGATTTTTCCAGAACCACAAGATGGGGATGCTGGTGAAAAGATATGGTTTGAGTATTATGTTAAAGATGATATTAGAAATACAAACAATGTAAGTGCATCTTTACAAGGTGGTGTGTCAGATCCTTCTAATGTTCCATATAAATTTATTACTTATAATTCCATCAACCAACCAGGTCGACAATGGATAAGAAAATATACTTATGCTCTTGCAAAAGAGTTATTGGGTATTATCAGAAGTAAGTATAGTTCTATGCCGATACCTGATGGTGAAGTTACATTGGATGGTGAAGCTTTAAAAACAGAGGGTAGAGAAGAAAAGACACAATTATTAGAGGAGTTAAAAGAGTTTTTAGAGTCAGTATCTTTGACAGAAAAATTAAAAGCGGAAGCAGAAGAATCAAACGCTCAAAGGGAAGTATTGGCAAAAGCTCCGTTGAACATATACATAGGGTAAATAGATGTCTGCTACACGACCATTTTTTATTTCCCAAAAGGAAATTAATTTAGTTGACCATATGAATGAGGAACTCATTGATGAGATAGTTGGTCAATCTGTAGATATCTATAAAGTAGCAACTGAACATACACCATCAAACATATATGGAGAAAGTTCCACAAAGTATTTTAATGTAGGGTTTAGAGTAAATTGTCTGATACGATATAATGCTCCTGAAGTAGAACAATTTCAAGAAGCAGGACCCGATACGACTTCTACGATTGATTTGATGTTTCAGAGAAATAATTTAGCTAGTGGTTCATTAAACTTTTTTCCTGAGGCTGGTGACATTTGTGATTGGAACGATTGGTATTGGGAAATAAACGGAGTTACAGAACCACAACTTATTGGTGGACATCCAAGTTTTAATCATTCTATTAAAGCTACAGCACATCGTAGTAGATTGTCTTCTATCAATATTGAGGAGAGACCAAGATAATGAGTTTAGAATTATTAAAAGAAAAATTCGGACACTCTGGAGTTACAAAAAAATCAGATAACAGAGAACAAATCCAAGAGAGATTAAATGCTCAGTTTAATAATAGTAAGGGGAATTTTAAAGATATAAAAATTCAACATCAAGAGGAGTTAGAAGAAAAGGATAGAATTATTAAAAATTTAGAGACACAGACTTCCGAATTAGCTACTGAAGTTTTAGAATTAGAAAAAGACAAAGCCGTTCTTTTAGATAATTTAAAAAAATCTAAATGGATGGAAGAAAAAGTTCAGTCAGCATCACAAAAGATATATGAAGATAAACTTAAAAAAATGGAAGTTGTAGATAGTACAGACTTGATTCCTTTATTAATATCCGTTTCAAGAGAAAAACAAGGTAATACAAAATTGAATTGGGGAGAGTGGTTAAAAATACCAGAAAATAAATATCTGTTTCAAATAAATGAAAGTTTAGCCAAAAGAGTATTTGAAGATACTATTGCTTTGATAGATAGAAATGTATCTTATATAAATAGAAAAAGAAGTTATGGTGGAGATGTAGTTACTAAAAATTATTTCTTATCATTTACTGGCGACACCCAAGCAACTGCTAGAGCGGATTTAGTAAGAACTGAATTTTCCCCTAATGATCCTACAAATAAAGGATATGCGGAAGGCTCTGGTAGAATACCACTTGCAAAATCAGGATTTACTATATCTTATTGGTATAGACCAGATGAACATACAGCTGATGCATTTGCTATGGGGTGGAAAAGGGAAAGTACAGCGAGATTTTCTTTTGGTATGAGAAATGCAGCAAGGCCATTTTTTGGTATAGGTTCAAATTCATTTGGAACTTATGGTGGTCATAACTCTTGGGTGACAATGACGCAGAACTCAGGATTCATAGATAACTACAATATTGACGACTATCTTGATGGAGATTCGAATTTAAAACTGAATAAATGGTATCATATTGTAGTAACATATGTAGGTCAAGAACCTGGTGGAGTTGCAAATAATGAAACAGAACAGATTCGTAGAATATATTTAGATGGCTATCAAATATATGGACAAAAAGATGAAGCAATAGGTACTGATTATAATGACTGGCACAATGTTGACCGTCAGGGTCAGATTAGTTGGCCAGAAGGTAATCAAGATGCACGGATGAGTCGTGGTTTTAGTTTTGGTATGCGTGCATTAAAAGGTACTGGAACTATTGTTGCTAGTGACGGTGAAAGTGTCGCTAAATCCAAATATAACAACGGACACGCTTGTGGACTTGATGATGTAGCTATTTATAATGAACTTAAAGATAACGATTGGGTTAGGAGTGTATATAATGGTGGAACTGATTATAACCATAAAAATTCAGGTGGAGATGGTCTTGTAGCATATTGGAGATTTAATGAAGGTGGTGGAACTACTGTTAAAGATTTAGGTCCATATGGTTATCATGGAACATTTACTAATGCTGCAGTCGGAGAAGGTGATGATATAACTGTACAGGATGCTATAAGAGATATATCTGATGGAGTACCAACTTGGGAAGAGATTGGGGAAGGGGGATATGAATAATGGCAGTTCAATTATTAGATAAAACCCTTGTAATGAAACCTCGTAGGTCACATCATGTAAAACCTGTTAGGGTAGAAGAGGTGGTTGATGAGACTATTGAGAATGTGTATGGAGAACCGAAAGCTGATAGGTTCGATGAAATAATAGATTTACTCAAACAAGGTAATATTTATGGAGAGAAGGAAAACATAACTTTAGGAGCAGTTGATGTTCCTATTGAGAAACAAATATCCATAGATAAAGTTTCGACCAAAGGATTAAAGTCTGAAGAGTATAAAAATAATTCAGAGAGTAAGTTGGATAAACTAAGGAAACTACGCCGTGGCAATTAAACCAATAACAAATGAAAATGCTGGATACGAGTCAAATATAAATCGTGCTGAACAAACAAGTATCCGAAGTGAGAAAGGTAATCCAAAAGTAGTCATTAAAAAACCAGGTGGACAAAATGCTGGTAAAGGATTTTCTATTGGTGTAAAGGAGATTGATACTGCTGTTATAAAACATATTAGAAATGTTATGAAACCAAAGATAAAAGAACAGAATGAGATAATTTCTGTTCCTGTTCTTTATGGTAATGAAGAAAGGTGGAAGTCTATAAAAGATAGGGGAACATTAAGAGATACGAATGGTTCTATTATTTTACCACTCATAGTAATTAAAAGAACATCACTAGCGATGAATGACCAAATGCCACTTTCGTTTGATAACGATGTAAAGGGTAAGTTTATATCTGTTGTTCGTTCAAGTAGTGGGTGGAGTAAAAGTAATAGGTATGATAGGTTTGCTGTTTTAACAGGACAACAACCTGTACAAGAGTTTGTCAAGACTGGTATGCCAGACTTTGTAGTTTGTACATATCAAATTGTTATGATGACATCTTTTATAGAACAGATGAATGAGTT